ATAGTTATAGTCATTAAATTAGACCGTCTATGGGAGACTGAATTACCTGCTAGACAAAAGCCAACTACTCTAACTGGATAAGGAAATGATATTCTTAATATACCCGATGGTGTTCCACTTCCCATAACAAAATTGAATATTTTCCTAGCATAACCTGTCATAGGACTGTTTATACTGAATGAAATTAATGGTGCAGAACCAACATTGTAATTATTAGCGGTTAAAGGACCCGAGATATTCGCCGAACCATTTACGTTTAATGATGGAACATTACGAAATGTATATGTAGCACGGTCAGTTGTAATAACCCTGCTCGTAGAACCGCTGACAATACCATATGCCCCATTCTCCTCTGTCAAAAGTGTTGTATCAATATTACCTCCATTATTATCTTTAAATATCACGGTTAAACCGACTACTCTCGAACTACTTGTAGGGCGGTTAAAAAGTATAAAATGTGAAAATGTTCGTAATGCTTTCATATCAACTTCAACGAATTCATTAGCACCATTGTTGGTATGAACAAAATCTGAAAAATTTTCATTAATCAATCTATCACCTGCTAACCCTTGAAAAACTGTGCTCATCGCAACCGTCCAAGTGGAATTATCAAGTTGAACTCCATTTGTTCCAAATACTTGTATTTCAGATAAGTTAATAAAATCTACATTTGTTACTCGTTGAAAACGGATATATCTCGCCTGTGATGGTGGTATTGTATTCGCCAAACCAACCGTTAAAGCACCCGATATTTTCGCCGAACCAACTACATCTAATTTTGCTGTAGGAGTTTCCGTCCCAATACCTACATTACCCGAATCATATTTAATAGTCATAAATGTTTCACCAGAGAACCACTTGGCGAATTTAAAATCTACATCCTTTACTTGAAAATAATTAGGGTGGAATCTGTAATTACCCAGTTGAGCGGTTCCGTCTGATTGTAAATCAGTAGCAAAATACCCAGAATTAGCGTTTAAAGCACCTGTTACAACCGCCGAACCACCGACACTCAGTGTATTCGTAGTTAAACCATTTGTCATTGACACACTTCCGCTCCCGTTAATTAGCATTCTATCATTTCCATCAATTCTAAAAGTTAATGAATTACTTGTTTGTATAACAAATGGGTCGTCTCCGTTTGTATCCGTAGATGGAGATAAAAAATTTAGGGTTCTTACATCATTATTGACACCTCTTCTGTATTCTAATCTTAATAGTGTTTGATTAAGAGATGGGGTATCAATGTTTCCAGCATTTAAAAGTCCCGAGATTTTAGCAGAAGCAGACGTTAAAGCACCAGTGATATTCGCAGAAGCAGACGTTATAGCACCTCTAAATTCCCAATTATTATTATTGTATTCGTTTCTTGCCGTCCAAGAATTAATTCCATTTTCTCTTCTAAAAAGAGTTGTAAAATCTGCTCCTCCTCCACTCGTTAATGGACTATTATCTCCATTATATTCTATTCCTCCGCCGTAAGTTAGACTCTGCCCTACATATACTATACCAGTTCCTTGACCGTTTCCACATACATTAAGTATTGTATTTTTACTATCGTCTGTTGAAAATACATTCAATGTTGATTCTACTGATTGTATTGTAAGGTTACCAGTCATTACTCCGCCAGTCTTATCCAGTTTGCTATCATCGCTTGATATATTTGCTATCGCATCGTTAATAGCAGTTATAGTTGGTCCTGTTATTTCTCCAGTGACTGCTAAATTGCCCGTAATCGTTCCACCGCTCTTATCCAATTTCAACGATAAACCTGCTTGTGAGTTTAATATAGAACCTGCTTGTGCTGATGTGATACCTGTCTTCAATGAATTTGCCGCTATCGCAGTTGCTTGTTCTGGTGTGATTCCCGTCTTCAATGAATTTGCAGTAATCTCTGATGCTTGTGCTTCTGTGATTCCAGTCTTTGCCGTATTCAATGCTACTGCTTCATTTGTATTTTCCAATCCTAAAGTATTCGTTGTAATTAATTCTAAAACATCATTCGCAAAATTAGGGTTATCATTTAAAGCATCTGCTAGTTCATTTAATGTATCCAGTAATGGCGGAGCATTAGCAACTAATCCCATTATTTGGTTAGTGACATCATCGAGAGTAACCTTCGTATTTAATTCTGTTTGTATGTCTTCCAATGCTGAGTCATTTGCTACCTTATTTGTAAATCTCTCGTCTAATGAAGAACCGTTATAAATTATTTCTGTTGTTTCCCGACGGAATGTATATGTTGCGTTACTGCTTGTAATAGCTCTTCTCGTAGAACCACTAACTATCGCATACCTCCCGTTATCTTCTATTAATGGAGTAATAATTTCATCATCATTATTATCTTTCAATATGACTGTTAAACCAATTGCTCTGCTTAAAGCATCAGTGCGATGGAAAAGAATGAAATGACTGAATGTCTTAAGTTCTCCCATATCAACTTCAATCCATTGACCTATACCACTGTTTGTAGCAGAAAAAGTATCAAAATCCTCATCAATCATTCTATCACCTGATAAAGTCACCCCACTTTCCACTCTAATGGAACTCATTCCAACATTCCAAGTTGAATTATCAAGTTGAATTCCATCTAAACCATATACTTCTATTTCAACTAAGTTATTAAAAGTATTGTTTGTCACTCGTTGAAAACGGATATATCTTGCCTGTAATGGTTGTGTAATAATCTCTAATGTTCCAGTCATTGTCCCACCACTCTTATCAAGTTTCGTATCAAGTTTCGTATCAATTTCTATTCGTATATCATCTATTTCTTCGCCTATACCGTCTAATGCTGTATCATTTGCTATTTTGTTTGTAAATCTATCGTCCAATGTGTCTCCTTGATAAATGACTTGATTGGCAAAAGTAGTATCACAAGCAATAGTCAATGATTGTGGAATTTCCACTCCACTCGCATCTAATAAAAGAACGTTATTGATAGTGGCTAAATTAGTGATGTTACCATTTGTGAAGTTTTTGAATTTGAGGTCTTGAACGTTTTCGATATCACTCGCTAACATAAATAGGTTTTTCATTCTAACAAACTGAGATGCGAAGGAAAAGGTGTCTGCTCCAACAGTAACAACATCATCTACTAATGATATAGATTCCAATAATACAGAGTTTGTAATCATAGCGGTTTCGATAGCCAATACACGTGTAGATAGTGTGACAATCTGTGCCTGTATAACAACAATCGCCAATCTGTTATTTGCTACAGCAACGCTTACTGTAGTCAATGTTAATGCCCCTACGGTGCCAAAAACAATACCGAGAACCGAACCAACGGAAAGACCTGACTCTTCATCGACAGTGCTTGAATTTAACTCATTTTGAAGGTTGGTTTGTAATTGTTCCAACGCATTCACGTTATTTTGTAATGTAGTTAAAATATTATTGAGATTTCCTTTATTTGTAATGACGTTATCCACTTCTATGTTCCCATTAGCGTTTATGACTAAAATCGTATCACTAACTCCACTTGATGCTATGTAGTTAAAAATCGTTTTACCTGCTGTTGTTGTTATCTGCCATCTGCTTGTCGTATCGATTGTATCATTAAGAACAATTGAACCGTTTTCTTTGAGAATTGTAAATGAACCCACATCTGTATTATATCGTATAGCGTTTGTTTCATTTCCTGATATGTCAATTGTCCCAATAATTAAATTATCATCACCTTCTGTGTATCTTATGTATGAGTTATTTGTGTTTGCTTTTAGTTCAGTAATGTCATCGTTGATGTCTATAATGTCAAATTGTATACCACTTATATCTGTTTGTATACCACTTATGTCAAATTGTATACCACTTATATCTGTTTGTATACCACTTATATCTGTTTGTATACCACTTATGTCAAATTGTATACCACTTATATCTGTTTGTATACCACTTATGTCAAATTGTATACCACTTATATCTGTTTGTATACCACTTATGTCAAATTGTATACCACTTATGTCAAATTGTATCCCACTTATGTCAAATTGTATCCCACTTATATCTAAAATAAAGTCATTTACATTCACAAATCTATCGTCTAATGTTTCATTTTTATAAGTTAATTCTGCTCCATCTATCATAGTCATATTTCCACTCACATCTAAATTACTATTCAAAATAACATCTTGAGAGAATGTTTTTATACCTGTTATTGTTTCAGCAATATTACCTGTTTTATGAACCACATCTGTATCGTTCGCTTTTAGTGCTATCTGTGTAGCAATTGTAACCGCAAAATTATCGTCATCACCTATTGCCTCTGCTAGTTCATTCAATGTTCGTAGCGTTGATGGAGCACCATCTATCAAATTGTTTATAGCATCTGTTATTTCGCCATCCACATATGATATTGATGCTTTCAAATTTAATTGTGATTGTATATTTCCTGTTGTATCTTTCAATTGACTTATTTCAGTTGGTGATATTGTTATACTGTCTGCTATAACTCCTCCAGTTATCGTTGTATTTCCTGATAACGTTTTATCTCCAGTTATCGTCTGAACGCCAGTTATCTTAACTACTCCGTCCAATAATTCGTTTTCTATTGCTTGGATTCTACCATCTATGACCGTTATTGTACCTCCTGTTATATTTCCAGAAACATCTAAATTACCATCAAAATCCACATCACCTCCTACTTCTAAAGTGTCCGCTCTCACATCTTCTATTGACGCAATTCCACCTACATTTATATCAGTAAAAGTCTGTGTACCTTGTGCCTGTGGGAACTTTAGAAAGTATTTCTCACCTTCTGCTACTGTCAGTGGTATATCTAATATTGTGAATACATTTGGATTAAATATTGGTAAATTTTCTACTGGAGGTGGATAGGAAGTCATTTAGTTTATATAATACACCTATATTTTTATTAATTGGTTTTTAATTTCATTATATAATATACCTATATATATATATTATGTCTATAACCAATTTGTATGAGAAAATGCCAAAAGAATTCCTCGATAAGGTCGATAATCCTAATTTTAATTTACATAAATTGAAAATTCCAATGCGTATGTGTATCGTTGCACCATCAGGTTCAGGTAAAACGAACTTTTTATGTAACCTTATTTCTGTGTTCTCATCAGGTAAAGGAACATTTCAATCAATTACAATCATAACTCGTAATAAAGATGAACCCCTTTATCGTTGGATAACCAGTAAATGTGAATCTATTATTATTAAAGAAGGAGTTGAAAATACACCACCTCTCGATAAATTTGATAAAGACTTCAATCATCTCGTTTGTTTCGATGACTTGGTTTTAGCAAAGGATTTATCTAAAGTTGAGAATTATTATATACGAGCAAGAAAATTAGGTGTATCTTGTATTTTTTTATCACAATCGTTTTTCAAGATTCCAAAAATAATTCGTAATAACTGTTCCTATATGGTTCTCTTGAAATTATCGGGAAATAGAGAGGTAAATGTAATTTTAAGTGAGTTTGGATTGGGTGTAACAAAAGACCAATTGTTGGAAATATATAAATTTGCAACTAAGGAAAAAATGAGCCCACTACTGATTGATATGGAAGCAGAGTCGCAAAATAGATTTAGAAAAGGGTTGACAGAGGTTATTGATTATAGCAGTTTAAGAATGTAACTTATCACTCATTATTGCACCATTAGGCATTATATGGTAACCTATTTTGGGTTTTAGATGACTCGCATCAACCACAGATGCTTTGGAATTTGGCGTAACTGCTGAATATACTCTAGCATATGCCCATTGATCTTTGCTGGTTACATTTGGGCGTACACTTTGTGGTGAAGTTTTGTAAGCACCTATCCCTTTAGAAAATATCGTTTTAAGACCTGACAATTTATATCCTGTTATTTTTGAAATTTCTTCTAATGAGTGCGGTTGGTCTTTTGAAAATCCGTATTTGGTATTAAATTTATTTTTATAAGTCAATACCATACTATATTCTATCATTATATAATTAATCAAAATATATAATCATACCACCATATTCTCATCCTCACTACTCGTATCTGATATTCCACCGTTACTGCTCATATTATTGGGAAGTGACAACCTTAACGAATTATTGTCAGGAAATGAGGGTATGTGAAATAGTGAATCGTCATATTTTTTTTTCATAATATTCGCTCTATCATATATGGAAAGATACTGTTTGTAACAATCATCTAAATACGTTTTTCCATCTATATCTCTATTTTCTCGTTTTAAAGTTAAAGTTTTATATATACCTACCGCTAGTGAATAAAAATCTCTTGATGCTATCAGTTCATTCTCACAATTTTCATTTAGTTTTAGGTATATTTCGACTGACCCTATAACACCACATATTAAGGCTAACACACAAGTTATACCGCTAATATAATGCTGAGATATATAACGCTCTGCACCTACACTGATCACACTGTTACAAGCGCTTATGACAATAACTGGAATGCGGTAGTATTTTAAGGTTGATTTATAATACAAATAATTTTTGGTATGTTGTTTACGCATAATCAAACTGTTCTCTCTAATACTCTCTAATACCCGTTCAACATCGTTACTCCATTGTGTTTCCATATTATACTTTTAGATAATAAAAATATAGTAAACTTTGAAAAAAGGCTTATTTTGGTTTCGGTTGGTTTAAAAACGTTTTTACACTTTTTCTGTTTTTCCCTGCCCCTTTTTTTACAAATTGGAATAAGAGTGTTGTTTCTTTGCTTGGTTTATCAAATAAATACAATTGTTCATCACCTGCTTCACCTATGTGCTGTCCTTTTTTGTTGAATGCCATATCTGTGTCATAATGTACATAGAATCTTGTTTTTTCACCTTCGCCATCAAAAAGTGGTTCTACTTCTAAACCACCAATTGTTTTCTTTATTTTTTCGTTTTCTTCTTGATATTCTTGATATGCCTGAACTGATGCTGTCCTTCTGTCTTCTTCTACCATTCGTTCCCCTTCGTTTTCCTCCTTTTGTTCTTCTCTATATTTTACCATTAGTTTCTCCTGTTCATCTTTTTTTTTCTTGTTACTCGCAACATCTTTGTTTTTTACATAACTCTCACTTGCGTCTCTGTCACTAATAGCACAAGCAAATGACATATTATACTTTTTTGCGTATAATCGTATATGTTCTATCCATCTATTTACCATTGTATTATATATAATATACCAATATATTATATTTAACCAGTCTTTTTACCCTAAATATTTATTTAACCATTTTTGTCTTGTTATTATAATGTCAATAACTAGATTGGTTCATTGTGACATTATTATTTTACTCGTTTTATATATTTATTAAATGCTGGATTCAATTATTTTTAGTTTATTTAAAACATCTTGTTTTTCTGTTTCCATTATGTTATTAAAATTAGGTATATCATAAAAAATAGATTTAGATGTGGTAAATCCAGTAAATCTCCCAATATTTCGCATATCTTGATAAATTTTACTCGTAAAAAAATATTTAGTAAGCATATTTGGATTTGTTATTATATAATATTTGTCGTCTTTAGGAGCATTTTTTTGTTCCAACACTTCGGCGGTTGAATGTCTTATCAACAAATAATTACTTCCATTAGTTTTTGTGCTTCTTGTTACATCTCCATAAGAACCATATCTGTCTTTCAATAATTTAAAATAATTAAAATAGTCTCTATATAAAAAATATATATTCATATCATTTATTATTATTCCTTTGTTACAATGTTCTAAAAATTGAAAAATTGTTTCTTTATGTTTCTCTTCATTTTTTAGTAAGAAATAACAGACCAAGACATTTTCATTAAATGGATTATTATTAAAATCAAATGTTTTAGTAAATATAATTTGTTTATCAATAATATCACCATAAGCATCAGATGATAAACCTCTCCAATATGTTTTTGTTATGAATAACAAATAACTATCTTTATCTTTTAACAATTTTAATGAATGTTTTGTAAATCCATCATCTAAATGTTTTTTTCCTCCTTTTCCAGTTTTACCTTCATTATATGGCGGGTTACCTATAATAATATCAAATTTTTCAATACCCCATTCTTTTGTTATGTCCAGTTTCAAACTGTCACCTTCATAGAGATTTAATTTATATTTATCCCCGCAAAATACCCTCTTGCATACCAGTGTGTTATTCGGATTTAATTCACTCATATATAGCATATTTTCGATTATATGTTTTTTCCTATCTTCCTCATCTGAAATAGAATCCGCTAAACCCACCAGTAATCTCATATAAATGATTATTGCGAAATTGCCTATTCCCACTGCTGGGTCATACCATTTCAGGGACTTATCTGCAAATATACTGCTGTTGTGTTGCTTTCTATAATTCTCCTCCAGTTTATCCAGCATCTCATCTATAAGTATAATTGGAGTGAACACTTCCCCGTTTTGTTTCTTTTCCTTTTCTTTCGGTTTTAAATTGTCATTCACAAATTGCAATAACTGGATTGGTTCGTTGATTGTTGCCATCTTATTTTATAGTCACATTATTATTTCACTCGTTTTATATATTTATTAAATGCTGTATTTGATAATATGGTACATCCGATCAATAACTGGAAGATTGTCCTTTTTCTGGTTGTTCGGAACATATATATACATTAAAGTAATAAAAAAATACAGAGTGTAATGCAGTGCTCTCATTGTTAATATTGTTCAATTATTATTTAAGTTTGGGTTTTAGAGTGTTGATAGAGTATATATCTGGGAGGCTTGGTGGGGTTGGGAGGGTTTAATGCGGTTTTAAATAGAATGGTTTTTTTTATACTTGTTGTAGTTTCTCCTACAACCCCCTTTTTTTTGTGCTGACTTCATTTTAACCCTCCCAACCCTCCCAACCCTCCCAGATATATATATTTTATTAATTATAATAAGAAATGACAGCATATATGGTATGAAAGTAAATAAAAACAAATAAAAATAACTGGGAGGGTTGTGGGAGGGTTAGGTAGAAAGTTGGTTATCAATCGCCCAACCCTCCCATTGTTAATAGATTATTCACATTGAGCGTTCTTCAAGATATCAGCGTTGGGTTCATACACTGCATCGTCAAGTCCCAAATGAATTCTTGTATCACTATTGAAACTCCAACCGTTCAAACGTAATGCGCCCATCTTCACGACCTTATTCATACCTTTCAACCTCAGATTAGCCAACCTACAAGAGAACTGCAGTTTATTACATTCATACCTGATACCAGTATTTTCACACCAATCTTTCAAACCAGCATATAATTCATCGGTAGTATCCTCAAATATTCCTGCCGTCATATGGTCTCTTAAGTAATCAGTAACAAACATTTTCAACGGCGGAACTGCCAACGCTTTGAGTTCCTTATGATAATCACTTTCAGGCATCTTACATTTCAATACTGATTTTGGATCATCTAGGGTTTTAAAATATTCATAGATTGTTTTCAGACAATTAACGTCACTTATATACTCATAATATTTATCAAAATAGGTAGTATTCCCAATAAGTTCATTACTAGAACTAATAAAGAACCTACGCCTATCGCCTTCTGTTGTGGTCATAGGTTCATTTCCAAATGCATCAGGATTGGAGAATGCAATAAACTTATGATAAGACCTGACTGGGAAACGGGACTTACCTTTGTCGTTAATATTTATAAATGGCTCAGTAATTAACCCCTTTATTTTACCCTCACATCCAAGCATTTCTTTTTTACTGATTTCATCTAGGCATACCAAATAAGCATTCAACATCAGAGCATTAAAAGCACCCCATACTTCTTGCGAAGGTTCTCGGGTTTCCAGTATTTTAGACCCCCCAAGTATAGCAGATAGTAATCGCATAATACTACCCTTACCTGCACCTTCACCTGACACAAATACGGGCATAGGCAACTTCACAGAAGGGAATTGAATACACATAGCAAGCCATTTGATAAAATAATTATAACATTCCTCATTGTTATTACAGATAATTTTAATATGATTGAGTATAAAATCCCTCGCAACAGTATTAGGCACATAATCAGTAACCTTTTCCATCGCAAATGGTCTCCAAGCATTATATATGTCATCTGGACATACTTCATCGGGTGATACAATCATAACATCACGTTTGCGTTGTATATTTCCGTCTTTTAACCAAGTTGTAATGAATGACTTGTGTTTTGTCATACCATCCACTTGGACGGGATAACTCATATGTTCGTATGAAGTTGTGAGATGTTGCTTACTCATATTGATATCCTTATCGGCTTCTGTCTTGAAAAACACACCTAAATTAACAATTTTAGTATGATTTTTCTCAAATGCAATCTTCATCTCATTGTATGTAGGTTTTTTGTATTCGGTTGCTTCTACAATCTCATCGGATAATGGAATCCCGCCTTTAATACCTTCATCAAATGGTTTTACTTCCCAAGCAATATCAAAGTCCCAAATGCGTTTTATCTCATTGCTCATACCCTTCAATATCAAGGCGTGGTCGTCCGCAGTAATATATCCCACTCGTTCCAGTTCGGATTTTAATACCATAAACCCATCTTGGCACGGCACAATAGCATTCAAATTAAATTTCAAGTTTTCACAAAGGGAATAAATACAGGTTTCTTGCAACCTACGTTCCATTGTCTGACCCCATAGTCCCATAATAGAGCGTTTCTTCTCGGCAATGCTTTTACGCTTGAAAGAATCACTGGCATTATTGGCATCCTCTAGCATATCAGGGTTGAGTTTATAAATAGTATCCATAACTATTTTGTTTTCGGCTTCCATATCCAAAATCTCACCCATATCTGCATTCTTCGCATTATAGGTCTTCTTCCATTCATTATAAGAACCACCGAATGATAATGATAAGAATAATTTTTTGGCTTGTTCGTAGGGTGATAAATTTACTCCAGTTTCCTTATTTAAAATATGTTTTAATTCGTGATGCTTGGCAACCGCATATCGCATATTTTTCGGGTCTTTACAGTAAGCCATACAACTTTTATTTTCGATGCCGTTTTGGAGACATACCTGATTAATAACAGAAGGCTGTGCATTTACCATATCAAAATCCACATAATGATCTTCACAAAGAGAATGTCGGGTAGGTCTATGGAATAATGATAATGAAAGAGAACCATCAGGGATAATACGACCCCACTTATGACGTGCCATATTATATTTTACGGGTATTTTGCCGTCGAGTATCTTACTGCGATACTTCTGGATTAATACCTGTTCGTTTGCATACGGCATATGCTTGAATTTACCTTGCTTGTGGAATTTAATACCCATCTCGTTTTTAATGAACCCATTAAGTGCTTGTGGATTAACTACCTCGTATGCTTCTGCACTACAATAAAGGGATTTCTGGAAAGTGGTGCGGTCAAGTGTAAATGCGAATTTCATAAGTGGGTTCTATATAGTCTATCAAGATTTTATTTCTATATCCTTTTTCCTAAATAGAATAAATGAATCAATTTTGCAGTCTTTTTTTTTGGATTTGATAAGAATAGGGGGTATTTTCTTATAAAACGGGTTTTTTAGATTTTGACTTTTGTGGGTATTTTTTTTTAGGTATTTCAGAGATTAAAATATGCATAAATACTCGAGAGATTGCCTTCCAAGAATTTTCATATTTCGTCTTCATCCAGCGTCTATTGTAATCGTTGTAATTATCTTTATGTAATGCTCTAGACGTCATAATTTGGTTTTTTCGTTTATCTGTATATGGTGGCATTTTTGTTGATTCTGTATATTAGTATATGATATACTGATATATTTAAGTTGTTTTAATAGATTTCAATTTTTATGATGGTTTTTATATCTTCCTAAACTCTCGCTCCAGTTAGGGCATCAATTGAGACCTCGACACCGTATTCGATAAAGCATATTAGATTAATTTGTCTTCCTGAGAGATTTTGTCCAATAACTTGGATTGACTTTGGAACGGATTCCTCAACTGGAAGTGCTCTGCTCACATCAACATAATGATAACAGTATTCCATTTCGAATGCTTGTGAGTCAATTAAACCAGAAGTTAGTCCATCAGTCATACCACCATTGACACTATTGACTCCTTTCAAATGGTTATTGAAAGATTCGAAACTGTATCTTTGGGTATTATAGATGGTATTCTGTCCTGAAACAACAATATTGAAATTGGTTAACATACACAAAGGAGATGTACATCCAGCACCAGCAGGATCAAAAGGACTGGAATATGGTGGTATAGCAGAACCTACAACTGATTCAGAAAAGAAAGGAACACATAGAACGGACTTGATATTTGCGATACCGTTTGTCAAAAGACTATTCATTGTTCCTCCAGAAGCAACATTGAGAATTTGATATTGATAAACATCAGTATATTTAATTGTTTTAATTGGACTGGATAAGTAAGCAGATTCGAAACTTGGATTGAAAGTATATGCAGGAACATATAATACAACATTCTGAGATAAACCTCCACTTCCAATTGGGAAAACTGCTGGGTTACTTCTCAAAGTTGTATCTAAACAAGTTGCACCGACAGACAAATTGGCAATGAATGACGAAGCAACTGCAGGGGTGGCAACACTTCCTAAAGCAACTCCTCCTGAACCACCTGCTCTTGAGGCAATCATAATAGGACAGATTCCACCGACAGCGTTATTGGATGACGAACAACTCATCGCACCAGTGGTAGCAACATCAACAACAACAGATGTGTTATTTAAGGTTAAAGTCATTTTCAAAAATGTTCCTTTCAATAACGGACACATTTGGAAAAAAGAATGAAGATGTTTCAAATACACAGTAGCATTAATCGCAATTTGGAATACTCCTTGAGAGGTAGTAGCATCTGCATTTATTTTTGTTACAACGTGAGATTTCCATAGGGTTCTACATTTTTCACTGGTCAATAGGTCTCCAGAAGTGTTTCCAGTTCCAGTGATACCAGCAGCATCATAATTGATGAATTGTTGTCTTTTCAAGAACCCAATATTTCCAGTTCCAGAATTGGAAGCGTTTTGCTTACCTGCTACAGTGGTAAAAACCTCTTGATTACTGTTGTTACAGACTCCTTGACCTGCTTGAGTAGCAGATGTAGAATAAGTCCAACTGGTTGGGTCATCTGGATAAAATCCAATGGTTGAACCAATTGTCGCTACATCTCCCCAAGAAAAAGTGGTAAGCAACTTGAAACTATTCCACATATTAATATATGGTGTTTGCTGACAGATGGTCGTTCCATTTAAGTCTAAAGTAAATTGATGTACGATACTTCCAAACCAATTTTTCAACCCAACAGAATAATCGGCAGAGGTAAGAGCGGTCGCTGGGGCGAGGTCGGCAGCAGCGATAGAACCAACCGCCTTTGAACTGGTTAAGGTTAAAAGCAATGGAATAGAGAGATATGCTTCTCTGTAATTCATAAATTTATTAGAATTAGATAATTGGGATGTATCAATAACGGATTGATTACTGGCATATTGACCTGATTGATTATCAATGATATTCAACCAATCTTTCTTAACGAATACATTTGGAGAACCATCAACCTCGTTTGCTAAATCGAATACTAACTTATCTGCTGACATTATTATATAATATAGAAATAGATAATAAAATAATTGGAAATACTTTTAATTGTTTGCTAAACATTTTACAACTCAAAGGCAATGTTTTTACTTTTCTTCTTCTTAATATTAAGTCTTTGTAAAGCATCGCAATTCGCTAAACCAAGCCCTACCATATTACTAGAGTTTAATTGGACTTGTTTAGAGATTGGGGTTTTCGCTATATAATCATCAACTGATTCAAAATTGGTTCTTGCTAAAGGTTGTTTGCTTGGGTTACTCGCAATATTTTTAGTCGTATTGACCATACCTCCTGCCATATAAATTTTCATTATGGTTATATATTATACACTATATTTTTATTCTTTTGCGGTTTTCTTTGCTAAATATTTTAACCTTTTTCGTTCGGCAATTTTTATTTTATTATCTAAATAATATTGCTTTGTTTTTGCGTCAATAATAATTTTGTTGTCTGAATGGTATTGCTTTTTGTATTCTTTAATCGTATCCTTATTATCTAAATGGTATTGCTTTTTGGATTCAACAATCTTATCTTTGTTGTCAGCTCGGTATTGTTTTTTGTATTCAGAAATCTTATCCTTATTATTTAAATTGTATTGTTTATCCCGTTCTTTATTATCTTCAACACTGCTATACGCTCTAACAGAATTCATTTTATCTATTTGCTGATCTATATGAAACTGCTCTCGTATTAATAAATGTTTTTTTGACTCACAAGGATAAACTTCTACTAAAACCATTTCAAAATTATCAAAACCTCCATTATCTCGTATTGTCTTATACAAATTTATATTATGTTGTTTATTGTTCTCATTATTACAAGCACTCTTATGTGCCCATTTCCTACTCCTAAAATTTGTAGTTGAACCAAAATACGTATATGTTACATTCGTATCTAAACAATAAATTTTATAAATAACCGTTTCATTTGTGTTATAATCTACTTCTGTTTTAGTCATATTCTATCTTGTTGTATAATGTAGTAAGTTGTCTTTAAGTAATTTACTATATATTTTTATTCATCAGTCTTTAATTTTATTCCTAAATCTTTCAGCTTAGAAACACTATTCAATATGGCAGTAATAACAGTAATCTGTTTTTGTTTTATCTTGCGTTTCTCCAAGTCTTCCGTCGAGTGTCTTATTTCGTTAAATAATTTGAGTTGCTCTTCCATTAATTCCGAATATATTCTTGAAAAAAAGTGATCATCCATTTTATATAATAAATATAGATATTATTATATAGTTTAAAATTTTTAATTATCTTCCCAATACTTCTCTCTCCTCTGCGAAAGCAAGAACGATAGTCATCGCTGGATCACGAATTATTAGCGGCGACAAATCCGTTCCCAACATTCCAATTCGTATTTGATTGTAAGTTCCACTAATTAATTTTTGCCATAATAAAGCAGGTGGTTTCTCTATAATAATTTCACCAGCACCGACATTAGGACTGATAGTATAAATAACACTGGACGGACTTGCATACGGATTATCAACACTAGAGCAAGTAATTAATACAGAACTATTTGGTTGTAAATTTGGTGATACGTTACTAACAACTGAGATTGTTCCTAAAGATTGAATTTTGGAAATATTAGCAGTTGGTGTAAATGCGGTTGTGCCGTCTTCTAAAAAAGTCCCAGCAATAAAAGAATTATCTGCTGGATTACCAGAATTACCGAACGTCTTTAAACCACCTTTATAACCCAACAATAAACCTAATTGGGTTGGAATAGTTACAACAGGGTTAAATACTGTAGCACTCGTTGCGTTATCCCACCCAGCAGGTTTTTGATATTTTTCACCTGTTCCAATTTCTGTTGTATTTACTAAATAAGTATTCACTTGGATAGCATATCTTGCTGGATTGACAGTCAATTCTATAAAATAAACGTTGTTACCAGTAGAATCAATAACATAATGTGAGCGTTTTATCATCTCAAATTGTAAAAACTGATTGAGAGCAGAAACTTCATATAACCCATCTGGAATTGTGAGTGTATATGTAGTCGTAGTTGCTGTGTTCCAACTATAACTGATAATATTATTTCCGAATGCCGCTTTAACGTTAAACCAAGAATAATACATACTCACAGAAGAGATTGCTACATATGTGTCCTTAAATAGAACAGATGAAGGGAAATTATAAAGCAGTTTGTTGTTTTGTCCGTCATCGACTAGATTGCTGGAATTCAATACAATTGTTCTCATTTTACTTATATATTAATATTATATTTTAATTTTATAATATCAACCTCTTTAATCAGAAAACCTATGGTTTTCCGAACCTTTCCTTTTTTATATCGTTTTGTTGAGCTTTTTTAAAAGCTCAGTATCCTAACATCGCAAGTTCATAGAGAACTTCTTTTGCTTGTCTCATTGGTAACAAATCATTTTTAGATAACTTCATAACCAGCAACTTGAATTTTTTAATATAATCTTTATTATCATTCCCTGATAAAATTTGTCCTTTCATCAATTCGAAATTATCTATCTCTTTATCTTCAGCGGTCTTATCAGGTGCTGGAATACTCAACTTATCAATGATTCCACTCGCCGAAGCAACCTTATGTAAATATGCTTTTTCACTGTTGTCTAAAGTTTGTATCTCATCGAATGATGGAATACTTCCACCTATAATCTTGCGTAAAACCTCACCCATCTTTGCAGTTGTTCTTTGAGATTTAAATCCGCAAATGTATCCACCACTTTTTGTTTTCATAGATATAATGTTCTTATCGAGTTGTCCTTTATTAATAATATATTTACCTATTGGAACGAATCTTGGAGAGACATATGAAATACCCTTAGAATAATCAATATCTTCCTTTTTAATATTGTCACTTCGTTTTGGTCTCAATGAACCTTCATAATTTCTTGATTTTGGACGTCCTAAACCTCTTCCACTCATTTTACCGCCACCAGTAATAAAATCGCTTGTATCTTCCATTTCTCTTTCTAGTTTAACTGGGACTTCTCCAGAAGCAATTGAGAACGCCAATAAGATTTCTTCATCATATTGACCTAAAAAATTCATCATTTTATCTTTTGTCTTTATTTTTGATTTACCACCTACAGTCGCCATAAGCAACGCATTTCCTTCTGGAAATTTGGATATTGTATCAATATAAGCAAGTAATTGGATTTTAGTCATACCTCTCCATACTTCAGGAAATACGTATCCACCTTGTCCTTGCGGTTGTCTAGATGAAAGCATTCCTTTAATATCACCTAAATCCTCTCTAATATCCTCACCCATTGTCTCTGCTCTTGCGTAATCCCGTAAAAGACTAGTGAAAATATCCGCATTAACACCACTCCTAAATTTACGTTTGGTTTCCGAAATTATATCATCTACTCGGTTACTTAAATATTGTAAGTCGCTACTAGATATAGATTGAACTACTTTGTTTGCTTGTGTGGAGTCCATAACAGCAAGTAATTGGGTTCTCACTGTTTGTTTTAATCCTTCAATATCAAGAATTTTTTCATCAAAAGTTCTGGTATCAGTTGGTTGTTGTGGTACACCTGTTTGGTTATACAATAGATTCGCTTGTAAATTCCTTTCATTCACTTGAGATTGTAATTTTAACGTATTCAAATACTCTCTACGAAATCGGGCAGCATCATTCGGTGATATTAGTGGTTGTCCGCTCATTTTTTATATTATATACTATGAATATAAAATAAAATGTAAGAATCTGCTAAATATCGCTGTGTTTATTGACGTATATACTATTATACTACGGTTTTATTCTCATAAATAGGAAAAGTGGATACATCTGCGTCTCCAGATAGTAAGGTATCATTTACAACTTCGTTAAACAAAATGGTCAATTCGTCTAAATCCATTCTTAGATGTTTTTCTACTTCTTCGATAAATTCAGTCTTCTTTCTCCCTCTAAAATTAGATGGATTAATTAATGGTGAGTGTCCTTTCATATCTAAAACAATCATTTTTACCATCATAACCTTGTGTTTTAAAGCATCATACTCTTCTTGTGATTCGCATTGTATCTTCATTTTATATATATACTTATTAAAGATAATAAATTTCTATATTAATTGTTTATTATAATATCAACTATATTTTTACAATTGTCCCAATTATCCCAGATTTTGCCGTTTTATTGAAACTATCTCCTAGGGGTCTCTTAGGACCCCTTTTGCCGTTTTCGGGCAAAATCGGGGATAATTGGGATGTTGGGTTTTTACAGTTCTATCCTTTTTTAAATAATAATTAAATAATATTAATTCTTGACATAGGTTTCTAACATATTACTACTACTACCCATATCTTTCATAGTATTTTCTATTTCCTTTTTCTTATCGATTGTCTCACCAAACTTCCCAGTGAGATAAGAATGACGCAACAAATTAACACCAACCTTCTTTCCAAATATCTTATTGATGCGTTGATTTAATTTAACTGCGGTCATTGGTTTCATACTTGTATCAAATAATAAAAAGTCAGTAGGATTGATTGAAATCCATTTTGTTAAAATACTCTTGAGAGATGGAGGCATTACAACTTCTTGTGTACCATATGTTTTCGCAGTCTTATAAGAGTTAAATATCATTTTCTTCTTATCAATATAATTATCTTTTTTAGTATCAATATTTTTAATTTTAAAATCACAGAAATCTTTTGCTCTTCGGGGAGAAATATAGATACCACCCAATAAAGCGATGATAATATAATTTTGGATCTGTTGAATATCACTAGGAGTCTTATGGGACTTTTTATAAATAAGGTCGGCATTCTTTTTTAATTCTGCATAGATAATAGCAACATCGTTGGGTTCAACCCAGTTGGTTTCTTGTGATTCGGATTTCACTTGTTTGGAAATATTGTCATTATAATCCTTAATGTCTTGACCCATTAAATCTCTATATTTCTTATTATCCGTTGTAATGACTAGAGCAGAGAGAATCGTTTTTCGTTTGTTAAATGGAACTTCTTCCAATTTTTCTAAAACCTTTTCGGGTTTGCTAAACTTATCTAAATCATAATCGGTATCATCAAATACTTTACGGTAGAGTGATTTTAAAATACTTGTGTAAGTAGTGAGAGAGGAATCAGATAACGTTGGACGTTTGTTTTTAATATATTCTTTAATCTCGACAGTCATTTTATATTATATATATATAGACATATAATATATTTTCTAATTAATTATCTAATTAAATCACCTTTTCCTTTCATAATAACATCGACTTTCCCGCCTAAATCGGTTATATAATCGGCAACTTTCGAGAGCGTACCAAGTCCTTTAAACATTTGGTTTGCATCCTGTTTTACAAAAGTAAAATCATTTGTGTCTCCCATACTATTACTTTTTAACAATGCTGTGATAAAATCTTGACAATTATTGTTTCTGGCGGAATATGTGAAAAATTGAGCACCCATTCGTTCCTGTGTGTTATCCATAATTTCATTGAGAGTTTTACCTCCAGTAAATGGAGTCACATTCAACATCTCTCCGCCTTTTCTCGGTCTTAATGACATTTTAATCACTTCTGTTTTTTCAATTTGGATAGAAACTCCATCCTCAGTTTTTAAAACGATTGATAAATGAAATAAGTCATCGTAAGGTTCTTTTGATATATTTTTCTTAAATTGTCCTAACGAAAGCACATTCAAAAAACTTGTCAGTTTCCCATCGACTGGCTTTCGATTTATAATTGCGGATATAATCTTTTTATCTCCGTATGTTCTGAGAATTTTTCTAACTGCAGGTGGATAATCATTACGCCCTTTTATCGCAGTTTTGACAGATTCTACTGCCTTGGTTATGTAGTTCGTTGTTTTATCAGCAACATCACTCACCTTATCTGTTATATCTGATATGATTCCCTCACCTTCTATACCTCTTAAATTATTGAGTTCCTTCTCTATTTCACCCATATGCATTTGGATTGAGTTAATCGTATCAGATTGTGATTGCACTGGTTGCTTTGGTGGACGGCGATTAATCGGTTGTGGTAATATCCTCATAGGTGGTCTTTTGTCTAAAGCACCACCTTCAAAAGGATTACGAGCATTTGGGTCTCTGGTTATTCTTTGAATCGCAGGAATACGAGGAGGACGAGTTGTATCTATTGGTGTAAGACGAGGTCTTGGTGGCGGAGGCATTGGGTCATTTACATTAAATGTTCCTGCTTCAAGAGGTGGTGGGTCACTATAACGTGAAGGGTTCTGAATTTTGTCAGGAACCATTCTCCCTCCAGTCATCTTTCGTTTGTCTCGTAAAGATTTCATATGGTCTTTGGCATTTTGAGAACCTTTTTCTAGCTTCATATTATTATATATAAGTAGATATTATAATATTTAACAAATATCAATAAGCAAGTCAATCGGTATACAGTACTGTAACGTAGGTCTATCCATATGTCCATACCTGTAGATTTGTATCTCTCTTTTCTCGAATTTATCCCACACATCTTCGTTGTATTCAATTTTACACAAACGGTCTGTGAAACTAAATATATACACTTGCTTGTGGGGTGCGTTACGACTAATCTTATCTACGGGTAAAAATGTGGTTGGGTATCCATTTTTTTTATTTCGACGACTTTTTAATTCGAATGAAGTTCCGTTCTCCGCTTCAAAATCATACTTATAATATGGATCTTTATAAAGTTCTTTTGTGTTGGTTATTTTTCCGTATTCGATAAAATGCTGTGACAATTGTGCTAATACTGTGACTTCTTTTTCCATACCAAACGCCATATCATTGTTAAAACTTCTCATTAATTATATACATTATACATAGATTAAAAAACGCCTAAATTAATAATTGAATTGGATTATAAACAGAACTAACCTAAAAACCGAACCTTATTATTTTATTATGAGTTATACGAATGCATCTGGACACATTCGTTAATCGTTCCTTATCTACATTTTCTTGTTGTTTTTTTGTTATGGTAGATGGTTTTTCTTCTTTCACTCTATCCTTTATATCTGGCTGGATAACAAGCAACGGGTTCTCCTTCCGTCGTTGTTCTCGTTCTATATTCTTATCCTTTATCCTTTGCTTATTCGCTTGATAATATTCTTTGACTCTATCTATCTCTGATTGCCGATGTGTCTTATACCATTCTCTGTGATACTTTGATTGATATTCTAAACTCATTATTATACTGACACAAAAAAAAAGTGTTGGGTTTTCCGATAACCTCTTTTTATATTTTCTTTATGACATTGTAAATCGTTCTCTACACATCGGACAGTTCCTTTCACCTTCATCTTTTTTTACTTTCGTAGCACACATATAGCAAATGCTATGATCGCAATCTGTTTTACTATTGGTCTTTTCATAACACACACAACATTCCTCCATTTTATTAAATACCATATTACCCATATAATTAATTCTAAGGTGATCTATTTCTTCAATTTGGGTAAGTGTTTTTGTTACTCTCGAGTCAATCAGCTTGCCTTGCCTATTGTCGTACACTAGGTTATTTAATAGACCTTTGTTCCATTCTAGCATATTCATTATTTGCGTATAGTAATCTTCATTTTTGTTTTTATCCAAATTTAGAATTTCTGTATATAATCTGTAACTAAAATCATTGTCATCAAATATTTCTTCGCTTTCTATTACAAATCTATAGTAATCTCTACTTGGATGTTTGATAAACTCACAACGACAATCGAACATAAGATCAGCAAATGTTACTTTGAATGTTTCATTTATGTGATTGGTTTCATAGTCTACCTCTGGGTATCTTTTAATTAAATCGTTTGCGAGCATTTGTTGGTCGGTTAAGGCAGTCATTTTTTGGTTGTTTTATTGATTGTTTTGCGTTGGTAATATGACCCTATTATTGACTCAACATTTTGGAATCAATTTTTTCTGCTTTTGTGTCAAAAGATTTCAATTTTGTGTCATAAAAAAAAGTGGTTTTCCAATAACCTATTTATATTTTTATAAATTAAACAAATTGGTATAAATTAAATACGTTGGTCTTCGTAACAACTTGGTCTTCATAATAATTATATAACCATAGATAACTAAACACTGGATAATAATATTTTTTATCATATTCTTTACTTAAATATTCCATCTTTTCTGTTTTAGTTTTAATGCTTGAAAATTCTTCTCGCATTTTTATAAATCTACTTTTATCATCGCAATCTTCATCATCGCAATCTTCATCATCTATAATCTCATCCATACGAGAAACGAATCCTTCTAATATATCATTCCAAAATTCATTTTCAATATAAGTTATATCTTTTATATAGACATCACTATCACGCCATTTCTGATATTGTTGATATGCCCACCCGAGTTTCCACATCTCATTGTTACTGTATTTTTTGTGATATTTCTCATTGTCTAAATAATCATCATTTCCTCGTTTGACTATAAATTTTTTATAAAATGATTCAGTGTTTGCTATAACAATAGCATTAATCATATCTTGTAAATTGTCTGTATTCATTTTTTCTTTTCTTTATTGCTTTTTGTGTTGGTAATATAACACTATTATGGAGTCAACATTTTGGAATCAATTTTGCAGACCCTTTTTGTGTCATAAGGGTTTTGTATTTTGTGTCATAAGGTTTTTGCATTTTGTGTCATAAGGTTTTTGTGTTTTGTGTCATAAAAAAAAGTGTTGGTTTTCCGATAACCTATTTTTATGTTTTTTTTTAAAATTGATTTTGTTTTTTCATTTTTTTCATTATCTCATCTTCATTAAATACATCAGCTTCCTTTATTATTGTATCAAATGATATACCTTCTTTCGTCATCATTTTATAATATGCACAACAGGCTCTTATATAATAACTACACGCTATATCTATCGCCTCAGTCGGTATATTTTTAATAAATAATTCCTTATAATAATCATTTTGTAATTTCTCTATTAATTTAAGCACTCTAATACAAATATAAATTCTAAATGCGGATTCATATGACTCTTCCAATATGGCAAGTTGTATTACCGTATCTGGATATTTTTGCTTAAATATTTTTTGTTCTTCAATTACTATTTCCGCTATACTTTTTATTCCCACTGGGGTTGGAATATTTTCGTTAGTCAATCCTCTGTCTTTCATTTTTTTTTGCAGTCTTTCTTTTGTTGTCATTACCATTTTTAATTGTTTTATTGATTGTTTTGTGTTGGAATATGACCTTATTATGGACTCAACATTTTAGAATCAATTTTGCAGCCTTTTTGTGTCATAAGGGTTTTGTATTTTGTGTCATTAGGGTTTTTGCATTTATAGTAACATATATTAAACCAAATGATAATATAATATTAAATATATATATATGTCTATTGAAATAATTGAAGTAACAAAAAGCAACAAAAAAAACAAACGATTACGTATTGTGATTGAAGATGAAGATGGTAACGAAAAGGTTTATCATTTTGGGTTAGACGGAGGAAGCACCTATATAGACCACCAAGATGAAAAAAAAAGGTTAGCGTATAGGAAGCGACATTATGCTAATAAAAAGGAAAAACGATTGATAGATGGTAATATCCCAAGTCCCGCATTATTTAGTTATAGATTGCTTTGGGGTGATAGTCCTGATATAATCGAAAATATTATAGATTTACAAAAAGACTTTAATAAAAAGAATAACATTTAGGCGTTTATCTCTTTGTTAATGAAATAGCATCATCATATTATTTTCTAATGTTATAATATAATAATATGGAACGAATCGAAGTTGGTATGTCACCTGCACAAATGTCCAAAGTTAGAAATGGTCATATGATCAGATGTAAACCCTGCGTGCGAGGCAGTGGTATTGTTATGATAGTTGAACCATCCACATTCAATATAGCAACGAAAGCGTTGGGTAAGAACAAAGGATTTCAAATGAGGTTATCCCCAAATGAAATCCAAGCAAATAGAGAAGGTGCTGACGAGATGATGGGAAATGGGATTTTCAAGCAAGTAGCAAAAAAAGCAGGTAAAGTTGCGAAGAAGGTTGCTATAGAGGCAGGAAAACAAGCAGGTAGACAACTAGCAAAACAACTTCCAAGTTTAGCAACAAGTGGTCTAGTTGCTGGAGCGACCCTCTTGGGACAACCTCAATTAATTCCAGTTGCTGGTATTGTAGGTGACAAGTTAGGAAAATTCGCTGGTAAGAAATTAAATAAAGCAATTGATGGTGCTGGTATGTGTGAAGGAAAAGCGAGAGGACGAATGAGTAAAAGACGAATTGAAAGTATTGAAGGAGAAGGTTTATATGCTGGAAGAGGTATGATGGAGGGTGAAGGATTATATGCTGGTGGAAGACGAGGAATGGGTGTCCATATGGATGGAGAGGGTTTATATGCTGGAGGAAGACGAGGAATGGGTATGATGGATGGTGGTCGTATAACACCTAGTGCTGGATTAGTTGGAGTTATGGGTAATCTATTGCCTATGAGTCATCCAGCATTACAATCACAAGCAATGAACGCCAATTTCCAATTTAGACATACAATGCCTCAAAACATTCAAATGAGAGGGAATGGAATGTGTGGTTAAAAATAAACGTATAAATTAAGAAACAAATTAAATATTATAATCTTTTTATAATATATAAGTTATGTCTCTCACTGATTCCCAAATGGAAACGCTGTTAAAAAAAATGAAAGTCCCACTTGCTAAAATTGTATTCAAAGATGAGATGCCAACCAAAGTAGAATATAACAAAGCATATATAATTAATCTAGACGATGAGTTTGATGAAAAAACGGGTATGTTAAATTCAGGTTCTCATTGGACTTGTTTAGTAGTTATGAAATATAAAGACAACAAAGTAAAACCCTTCTACTTCGATTCGTACGGAGCACCACCACCCGAAGATATAAAAAATGCTGTATTAAAAAGCACAGGACAAAAACTACCATTCAACACAAAAAATATACAATCTCTTATGGGAGAAGTGTGTGGGTTCTTTTGCTGTGCCTTATTACATTATTTATTTGCTTATCCACATCGTACTGGAGATGTATATAAAGATGCAGAGGATTTCCTGTTCTTTTTTGATGATCTGAATGTATCAATCGATTTCAAGAAGAATGAGTATATTCTCAAGCACTTCTTTCAACCAAGTGACCCCAAGTTACGTAAGGAGATTGATGTAGGTATTGGAGGAACAGACCGTATGATAAACGATAATGGACAGATCGATCTGATGAAGTTATAAATATAATAAATAAGGAATACATTAACTTTTATATAAAATAAATACAAAAGTTAATACTAAAAGAACATAATACGTTATATAAAACAATTATTAACATTAATAAGCGTTTTTATCATTGTTTAAAGCATATAAGCATTAATAAAATATATTTTATTAACCATTAAGTATCATTTTTAAGTAGATTATGATGTTTGTGTATTAATTTTCATATTATATATGCGATTATTAAGTGTTTTTGTTGTTTTATGATGTTTGCGTATTAACTATTGTATTTATTTATATGGTTATTCATTGTATTATTAATTTTGATTTATAGATTAAAAAGTATAGCAAATAACGCCTAAATTTTATTTTCATAATTTAAGTTATTTGTTGATAAAACATAGTAACTACAAAATTGTTCCTAAAAACATCACCTGATATAACATTGGGGTCACTATCGTCCATATCAAAAAATCCATAAATAAGTGTTCCTGCTGGTATTATCAAACTTGTTGCTGTAGATACAGTGCCACTTACATTAGCGATAAAACCATTTGCTCCTACACCACCCTGTAAATTAGCGGTGGCTACATTGGCTCTTATTCTATCTGCTGGTAAATTCAGTATTTGGCGGTAAAAAAATGTCCCTGCTGGAGTGAATTGATTGCCACTACCGATATCACTGCTAATAGTTATAGTCATTAAATTAGACCGTCTATGGGAGACTGAATTACCTGCTAGACAAAAGCCAACTACTCTAACTGGATAAGGAAATGATATTCTTAATATACCCGATGGTGTTCCACTTCCCATAA